AAAATTCAGCTACAGTAGGTATATTTGTATATTCAGTACCACTTTTTAACAAAACACTTGTAATACCCAAAACATTTTTTTCAGGTAAAAACAATTCAAAAAATGGTTTAACATCATTTGGAGTTATTACTCGTTTGAAAACTTTTGTAATTCCATTTACAACAAGTTCTCTTTTAGTAATAGTATAATTGATTATGACATTGTTGGCATTACGGTTTGGAATTTTAAGTCGATTTGGAAAACCTTGTGCATTGTATGGTGAGGTAAAATCAACATCGTATATATTTTCAAACACAATACCAGCACCTGAAACTTGAGAACCTCTTGTCAAAACTCCCAAATATCTCTCGTCTTCTTTATCACCAAATACAGGAACAGTTATTGAAAAATCTACTAAGGCTACAGATGGTCTTTGGCCTGGTAATTTCAAACCATAAGTTCTGGCGATATTATAAATTGAAGACCTCTGTTGTGCGTATTGAAGTACAGTTTCTTGAATACTTCTATCAATATGATAATGTAGGTTGTCCGCAACTGCCGCGTTCAAATCTAAAAACACCGAAAATACAGATGCGTCATTAAAATCTTGGATAAGTTCAGGATAGTAAGTCCTTACATAATTAAGTAACTCAGTTCTTATTCCCTGATAATCTCTGGTTGTATATGAAATTTTACGATTTGCCATCTATATTAAATATTAATAATAACAAAATCACTTTGAGCAAAGCTTGATCTGTTATTTGAATAATCTATTCTAATTTTTGCAGTATATTCTGAGGTACCTTTTCCCGGTAATCTGTAAATTGGAGATTCACTTGTACCAATAGTATTTTCACCTATCATAGTATCAACTTCCTCCATTGGGTCTGCTGGTGTAATTGTTATCTGATTTAATAAAAGGTTCGGCATAAATTGTTGAACCGCGTCTCTTATATCTGATTGAATTGCGTCAAAAGTCAAACCATCAAATGGTTCAAATAAGAATTCGTATAATCTAGTACCAAATTCAGGTAAATAATATCTACTTCCCTTCCTTGTTAAAAGTAAGTGAATTAAATCAGATTTTACCTGTTGAGCTTCTAACTGAGTAAGTTCTAAAAAATCACCTCGTCTAGAATCTCTGAATGGAAAATTAATACCATATGTAACTCCGTTCGCCATAAAGATAAATATAAGTCCCTTGTTTTTCCTTATAAATAGCCCGAAATAAAAAATCCCGATATATATCGGGATTAATTATTTAATTACGAAGAACAACCGAAACATTCGATTTCAATTCCTTCAGGTTTTGGTGGTAAATTCATACTACTGTAATCAACCTTTGGAACTTCTACAACAGGTTTTGGTTTTTGTACCTTTGACATATCCAATGCTAAGTGTTTAGCACCTGTAGAAATTGCCTTTGTTCTAACATAATAACAAAGAGTTTTCAAACCTTTTTCCCATGAATGGAAATGTGATGAAGTAATCTTTGACAATGTCGGATTTGACATATAAATGTTCATTGATTGAGATTGGTCAACAAATGGTGCTCTGTCTGCCGCCATATTAATCAATTCTTTCTGTGAAATCTCCCAAATAGTTTTGTATTTCGGAATCAAGTGTTCAATCCTTTTAACTTTTTTGTTGTAGTTTTTATCTTCAACATCAAGATACTGATTGAAGTTAATATTTTGAATTGACCCTTCATTCAAAATGATTTCATTTTTCAAATCCTCAGACCAAATACCAATCTTCTCAAAATCATTAATCAAGTATTTGTTCACAATCATAATTTCACCACCTACAACTCGTCTATTGAATAACGCCGAGTGAGCTGGTTCAGTCATTTCGAATGAACCTGTAATCTTAGCTGATGATGCAACTGGCATCTGAGCGGTGAACAATGAATTACAAACACCATATTCTTGAACATCTTTTTTCAATGTTTCCCAATCTAAGAATAAATCAGAATCATTAAGACCCCACATATCAAATTGGAAAATACCCTTTGACATTGGAGAACCTTTGAAGAACTCATAAGGTTTTCTAATACCTTTCTTACACAAGTCATTACTCTCAGTGACTGCGGCAAAATAAATTGATTCGAAGATATTCTTGTTCAATGATTTAGCTTCATCTGAAGTGAAAACATAATCCATAAGACAGAATACGTCAGCCAATCCTTGAACCCCAATTCCAATTGCTCGTTGTTCAAGACCACCCTTAAGACCTTTTTCTGTAGAATAATTGTTTTTATCAATAACATTATTCAACGCTCTTACCGCTTTTCTTACTTCTTGGATTAAAAGGTTATAATCAAACTTACCATCAACAATAAAGTTTTTCAACACAATTGAGGATAGGGTACAAATCGCAGTAGTTTTTTCGTCAGTGTACTGATAAATTTCATTACATAAGTTAGATTGTTTAATCACACCAATGTTTTGATGATTCGTTTTTTTGTTGGCACTATCCTTAGCACACAAGTAGGGAACACCCGTCTCAATTTGAGATTCAATTACTTTACTCCATACTTCTTGAGCCTTTACCTTACGACCAATACCCAAGTCAACCGCCTTACGATAGTTTTGTTCATACTCTTCACCATAACACTCTTGTAAAGGTTTGATACCAGCTTTGATAATGTCGTTAGGACAGAATAAGTACCAATCTTCATTATTCTTAACCGCTCTCATGAAGTTATCAGGAATCCATAATGCTGTGAATAAGTCTCTCGCTCTCAATTCTTCAGCACCTGTATTCTTTTTGATATCCAACAAGTCGAAAATATCTTTATGCCATGGTTCTAAATAGATTGCAGCACTACCAGGTCTTCTTCCTTGTTGATTAAAGAATCTTAATGATTCATTAACAATCTTCAAGTACTTCAATAAACCACCCGCAAATCCACCTGAAGATGTAATTCGACTTTCTTTACTTCTGATGTTAGACATCGATAATCCAATACCTGCAGCGTCTGATGAATATGTTGAAATATCATTCAAAGTTTTCAACAATCCATCTCTAGAATCGGAGTTATTGTAGTGTAATACACATGACGCCAACTGAGGAACTTTTGTTCCTGAGTTAATCATAATTGGTGTCGCCTTGGAAATACGTTGACTTGACAATGACTCATAGTATTCGACCGCTTCTTCAAAAGTATTTGTTACCCACAACGCGACTCTCATGTACATATGTTGTGGCCTTTCGATAACTTTTCCTTTAGGTGTTTTCAATAGGTACATCTCTTGTAATGATCTCCAACCAAAGTAATCAAAATTATAATCATTTTCATGATTGATAACTTCGTCAATCTTGGACGGACCATACTCTTCAATCTTTGCTATCAAATCATCGTGAACTACACCATCAACGTGTAATGTGTGCATTACATTAGAAAAACTTGGGTCGGTCTCTTTGTGATACGATGAAATAGCAACTGATGATGCAAGTCTTGAATAGTCATAGTGACTACCTGTATACGCCGCAGCAATTTCATACACAAGTTTATCCAACTCTTTTGTTGTTATGTTACCTTCAGTTGGTACTGATGTAATCACCTTAATGAATATTTCGTCAGAGTTTACGGTTAACCCTTTCGCAGCTCTTTTAATTCTGTTATAAATTTTTTGAGGATTAAATGCAACATCTTCCCCACCTCTCTTTTTTATTTTTAATGACATCATAGATATAAAAATATTAAATTAAAAATCAGAATCAAATGATAACTCTTCATTTAGTTTAGCTTTTTGGTATTCCATTGTTCTTGACTCAAAGAAGTTACCCTTTGTTTCAACTGCAATCTGTTCCATAAACTTAAATGGTTGTTCAACATTAAATTCTTTTTTACATCCGAATTTAACCAACAATCCATCAGTAACGAATTCCAAATATTGTTTCATAAGATTGGAGTTCATACCAATAAGTGATACTGGCAATGATTCAGTAATGAATTCTTTTTCAATCTCCAATGCAGACAATAGAATTTCTTTGATTCTTTTTTCTGATGGTTTGGTTTCCAAGTGATTATTAACCAAATGAATTGCGAAGTCACAGTGAAGATTCTCATCTTTGAAAATCAAACTATTAGCGTTACACAAACCTTGCATAATACCTCTTGACTTCAACCAGAAAATTGAACAGAAAGACCCTGAAAAGAAGATACCTTCAACCGCAGCGAATGCCACAAGTCTCTCTTGGAAGGATGCGTTTTCAATCCAATCAAGAGCCCACTTAGCCTTCTTT